GATGGGACTAAGTTCATCAAGGCTATCAATGATCTCAAACAGGTGGTCTATGCTGGGACTGTCGATCAAGAGACTAAGGATATTCTCACCGCTATTCTCAATGCTCTCGGATCGATCTCCCCCGGCACTGTCGGGGCTGTCAAACAATTCTATGGATCGATCACTGGATCACCCTCGACTGAAACTCTGATCACCGCTTACACTGTCCCTATTGCTAAGTCATTCACTCTCGAATCGGTCTATGGTCAAGCTGGGACTGATGGAATCTGGATTCTCTATGTCAATTCAACCGCTATCTGGTCAGGGAGAAATGCCTGGACTTGTCCATCGGTCAATTCGAATATCGGGAAAAAACTCGGGGCTGGTGATCTCATTGAGCTGAAAGTAACCAATCAAAAAAATACCAATCATAATTTTACAGGGGGATTCAATGGATCAGAAATCTAGTATCAAATCAATGGAAAATGAAATCAAAGTCAAAGAGAGAGAGCTTCAAATGATCAATCAAAAGGCTCATCTCTTATCGGCTGAAATCGGGATCATGAGAAATGAGATTCAAAATGCTAAGTACCGAGAGACTATCGCCTCACTCAAAGAGGCTATTGATCAGACTCCTCAAGATATAGAGGATATTGAAAAATTGAAAGGGGGTGAAAAATAATATATGGCTGATTATGATTCTAGTTTACCGATTCGTACCCAGGCAAATGCTGATGTGGTCGCTTCGATCTCTGATAGCACTGGGGCAAATCAATGGTCTATCGATTCGAATGGTATCGGTCAAGTCAATCTCAACGATGGCACTAATGCTCTAGTTATCGGATCAAATGGGGAATTGAGTGTCATTTTTGACCCTGCTACCAAGATTCAAATCTGGGATGGTACTGATGATCTGGTGATCAATGGTGATGGTTCGATCAATGTCAATGTGGTCGATGCTGTCGCTGGTGCAGAGGTTCATGAATATGGGACTGCCTCGGCTGGTGTACCTGGGACTCCGAACACTGTGGTCTCTTATACTGTTACCACTGGGAAAACTCTACAACTCAAGGCGTTTCAATGTGCTTTCTCTGGTAAGGGAAAGGCTGAATTGAAAGCTGGGACTCCCTCATCGGAAACCACTCGGGCTGTCGCTTTCTGCTCTACCGCTTCTGGGACTGTCGAGGTTACATTCCCTCAACCCATTGAAGTGGTCGCTGGTGATAAAGTGCTATTGATACTTACCAACAAAGATAATGCCAATGCGGATGTCTATGGCTTCATCAATGGCAACGAAATATAGACTCTTACCTGATGGGGGGGCATAGACATTGAGTCTATGCTCTCTCACTGGTATCCTGAAAGAAAATTGAAACTATGGCTGACATAAACAAACCGACTGATGATGTTACTATTTTCGCCTCGGATGGGGTCAATTCGGCTGATGTTACTAATGAGAATCGGCTCAAGGTCGATTCAAAGATTTCAGAGATCGGGACTGGCGTTGAAATACCTGTATTGACTCCTGAACATGAGGCTATTCACATCGGGAAAGCCTACTCGCTCACCTCGGGATCGGTGCTGACTCTGGTCAAAAATACAAACTATGATATTTTGATCTCGACTCATGCTTCGGTGAAATTATCGCTTCGGGATGTCTCGGTCAATGTGCTTCGAAACTCGGCTTCGGGTTATGTCTCGATGTCGCTCAATGCTGGGGTTACTACCTCAAGTGATGGCTCTTCAATCACTCCATTCAATAATGATCGCAACTCTTCGAATACTTGCTCATCGTCTTTCTTTTTGACTCCTGTCATTACCAATCTCGGCACTCCTCTCTATTCGTATATGGTGCATACTGACTGGGAAACCTATGTCTCTCCGTCTTATACCACTCCCTATGAAATCATTTTGAAATCGGGGACAAAATATGTGGTCAGAGTTACCAATAATCTTCAACAGGACTTACAATTCACCTGGTTCTTATTCATGTATGAGGAGTCTTGATCTATGGCACTATATCTCTATCAAACCACTCTATTCACTAATACCTCTCATATATATGGATTGAATGTCAGTCAAAATAATGCTGACCTATCTGACTATACCTCGACTCATCAATCCTCGACTGAAAAAATATCGGATGTGGTGATCGCTGAAACTACTTTCACCACTCAATTGACCTATGCTCAATTCAAATCGGCTATCGCTTCTCCTCTCACTTGGGTCGATGTCAAAGAAATTGACTCTGGTGATCACTACGATCTCTACCTACTAACGAATAACCCTATATAGAAAGGATCAAATCATGGCTCTCAAATATGATCATAAGGTCATACAATTCAATCCCTCGACTGTTACTGAAACCACCCTCACCGCTGTCTTGAATACTCAAGGCTTACAGGGCTGGGAGTTCGTGGCTGTGTTTCAAAATACTACCACCAAGGCTTTCGCTCTTTTTCGAAAACAATTATCTGAATGACTATATAGATATCAATCGGAAAATATATAAGAAATTAGCAATCATTACATAGAATAGGAGTATATGGCAAAAACCATTCGAAAGTCTTTTGAGGCTGTTGAAACCAAAGAGGGGGATGAGGATCGATCTCTGATCGTTACCATCTCCACTATGAATCCTGATCGGTCTCATGATGTAGTCGATCCTGGCGGTGCTGACATTGAAGCCTATCTCCGAAATCCTGTTGTCGCTCTGAATCATAACTATCAAGGCTTACCGATTGCTAAGACTGAACAGCTTGAAATCAATGATGATCGGATCATGGCAAAAGTTCGATTCCCTGATCGTGGTGTCTATCCTCTCGCTGATACTGTCTATGATCTCTACAAGGGGGGATTCATGAATGCCTGGTCTATCGGCTTCATTCCCAAATCCGCTACTCCAAATGATCAAGGTGGGAAAGATTTTACCCAGTGGGAATTGCTCGAGTATTCGGCTGTACTTGTACCAGATAATCCCGAGGCTCTGACCATGCTTCGATCAAAAGGATTCGATGTCGATGAAAAAGGCGTGGTCAAATCGATTGAGTCTGTCAAAGAAATCGCTGATGAAACTGTGAAATCTGTCGTACCGTTCAAGGCTCATCCACTCGCAGAAGAGGGAACAGCTTGGGATGGGGCAAAAGAAATCGCTAGTGCTACTCCTGAACAACTCAAAGAAATGGCAACCTGGTTTGACTCTGAAAATACTGATGTGAAATCCTCATATAAGCTACCTCACCATCGGGCTTCTGATCTCTATACTGTCTGGATGGGAGTATCGGCTGCCATGGGTGCATTGATGGGGGCAAGAGGGGGAGTCGATCTACCTGAATCTGACCGAGAGGGAGTCTATGCTCATCTTTCAAAACATTATGCCGAGTTTGAAAAAGATGCCCCTGAAATGAGAGCATATTCTGAATCTGAATTGAAAGAATTATTCCCTGATGAAATCAAAGAGGAGATTCAAGACATGACTGAACCTAGATATGTGGTCGATACTAAGACTCGAAAGATGATGGCTGATGTCATTGTCAATCTCAAAGACCTGGTCTCAAATCTTGAGATGCTGGTGATGGCTGAAAAAGCTGTCGAAACTGATGAAAAAACCAAAATGGTTATTGATCTAGTGCAGGGGCTGAAAATGGCTGATAGGACTATCGGTCTCGCCCTCAAAAACTACAAAAGCACTAAGTCATAGATGATCTGGACATAGTATCCGCACATCTTGCCTGATAAGAGAATCTGAAAGGAGTTGAAAAATATATCTATGGATGACAAAAAAGAATTGACAATGGAACAATTCGAGACGAAACTCGGTGAAATGTTTGATGCTAAAATCCGAGAGATGGGTCTCGATAAAGTTGATCGGAAACATGGCATCTTCCCTACAAAAGAAGATGAAAATGGTGATGCTCTCAAAGGTCTGACTAAGACTCAAAGGATCGCATCATTCATGAAGTCAATCGTATTCGGTGATCTCGTAACTGCGAAAGCATTATCCGAGGGCACTGATGCTGATGGTGGCTACCTTGTACCTAAAGAGTTCCGAGCTGTGGTCATTGAAAAATTGCTCAAAGAGGCGGTCATTCGCCCGAGAGCTACTGTGATCCCCATGAGTCGAGATAAGATGGATTTACCTGCCGAGGCTACATCGGTTACGACCTACTGGAAAGCTGAAAATGCTGTCCTAGTCGAATCAAATCCCACTTTCGATTCATTGACTCTGAACACTAACAAATTGACTGGGCTTTCAAAAATGTCTCGAGAGTTATTCGCTGATAGTGCTGTGAATATCATGGACTATCTGACCTCTCTCTGGGCAAGAAAGTTTGCTCAAGCAGAAGATGCTGGATTCATGGCTGGTGCTGGTACTACTGAACCTACGGGAATCAGAACCTACACTCTACCCTCTATCCCTCAAGCTGGTGCAAGTCTCAAGGCTGATGATCTGATCGATTTATTCTATGCACTTCCCTCTCAATATCGCAGAAATGCTGTCTGGATCATGAACAACTCAATCTTCCCGACTGTCCGAAAACTTATCGATCTTTCTGGTCGGTACTTATGGACTGATGGTCTGACTGATGCCCCTGCGAGTATTTTGGGTCGCCCTGTACTTGAACAGAATGATATCCCCACCAATCTCGGCACTGGGTTAGATGAATCCGAAGTCTTTTTCGGTGATCTCTCCTACTATGTGATCGGTGATCGTGAATCTATGTCTGTCGAGACTACGACTCAAGGTGCTGGTGCATTCGAATATCATCAAGTCGCCATGAAAATGTGGGAAAGATTGGATGGTCAATTGACCTTACCTGAATCTTTCTACCTTTTGAGTGGTGTCAAATAAGCTCAAAATTGACTCTCTATTCTCTAGCGGTGAATAACACTAGGGTTAGAGAATAGGAGTCAGGATTGATATCAAATAGTCAGGAGATTCAATATATGGCAAATGTCGGGATCAGATTCACTCAAAACTCATTACCTTACAAGATAGGTGATGTCGCTGGATTCGAATCAAAACTGGCTGATAAGTATGTCAAGGCTGGACTGGCTGAAAAATTGTCGGCTACTCCTGGGGAGATCAAGGCTGTCGAATCGCCTGATGAAAAAAAGAATATCGATCAAGCCCCTGTCGATAAGATGATCAAAAAATCCCCTAAGAAAAAATAACATATAAGACCTGATCCCTCGCTTGTTATACTGGGGATATATGGCTGATCTATTTTTGAAAGCTGATGTCGCATCTTACATGGGGATTACACTGACCTCGGATCAAGGGACTCTACTTGATAACCAGATCATTCCCTCGATTTCTCAATATGCTCGAAACTTTTGCAATCGGACTTTTGATGCCACTGGGGATATAACCGAGCTTTTTGATGGTGGCTTCAATACTTTTTTTGTCAGAGAGATTCCCATCTCTCAAATCAAAGAGGTGAAAGTCGATGGCTCGATTCTCGGATCGGATGAGTATTACAATTACCATCACTATGTCAAGATTGATGATGCCCCTCTCTTCGGTTTTCAAAATGTGTCGATCAAATACACCACCTCGAATACTGTACCAAAAGACTTGAAAGAGTCGCTGATCAGGTGGGGGAGTCAGTCCCTTGAATCATCTGGACTCGGATCGGGATCGGTATCAGAAGAGGAGTTGAAGAGATTTACCGCTGGATCGGTGTCGGTAGAGTTCAAGGATGATCAGACTGAACAATCGGTATTCGCTAATGGCATCTATATTCCGTCTTATGCTTATGATGCTCTTATTCGTTACCGATTGGAACCAAAATAATGGCTCAAGGATTTCTACTCACCAATGATACTGTCTCGATCTATCGATTGACTCGGACTGGGGACAAAGAGGCATACTCCGCTACCCCGGCATTCACTGGGATCAAGGCTCAAATAATGCCTGCGGGTTCGGACATTCTCGCTGTCTATCCTGGTGAATCCTCATATACTCTCAATGAGATTTTTGTCTATGAAATGGGACTGATCAAAAATGGGGATAAGCTGGTCGGATCGCTGGGGACTTTCATCATTCGGGGGGATGTTCAAAAAGTCTCGACTACTGTCTTGAAATATCAACAGATGGTCGGTGAAAAAGTAGAGGGAAATTGACCTATGCAGTTATTCGTTCAAATCGATGGTGCTTCTCAATTCGCTGATCTTCTCAAGAGTTCGGATGAGTTTGTCAGATCAAGAATGGCTCGGGCTGTGAATGAGACCGCTGTTACATTCACTCGGATCGCTCGGAATTATGCCCCGATTGATAAGGGGGCATTGAGAGCTTCGCTTTCATCTGGGATCACTTTCGCTCAACCATCTCAAAATCCCATGATGGCTGTGGTCGGATCAAATCTCAAATATGCTGTCTATCAAGAAATGGGGACTGGTGTATATGCTGGGAATGGACCGATCAGACCTAAGAGGGCAAAGATGCTTCGATGGAAATCAAAATCAGGGAAATGGATTTTCGCTAAGTCAGTCAAAGGATCGAAACCTAGAAAGTTCATGCAGAAAGCTCGGGATGAGATCACTCCTATTTTTGAATCTCGGCTGAAAGAGGCTTCGGGAGAAATTATCAATCATCTGGGGGCTGGTGTATGAGCTACTCATCAATCGGATCGGCTATCTATTCGACTCTTCAAGGGATCACTGATTTCAATCAAGTCTATAATTATGAACCAAAAGAGCTTCTGAAATATCCCTGTGGTACTGTTACCGCTACCTCTCACTCTGACACTTTCTCCTCGACTGCTTCGAATCAGAGAATCTTTCGATTCACTATTCGATTATATTTTCGGACTGATACCGCTCAAGATGCCGAGGGAGTGCTTCGAGACTTGGCTGATCAGGTGATCTCGACTATTGAGGCGAACACTTCGCTCTCTGGGTCTTGTGATTTTGCTCGACCTATATCGGGAAACTGGGCTTACCAGGAAAGAGAAGTCCCTGTCAGAGTGGTCGAGATCGTGATCGAATGTCTCAAAAGACTGCCTCGCTAATTGAAAAATATATAACGATTACCAAGTAACATAATAGAATGAGGGTATATGGAATACAAATACATCGGTGCTGTCAAAGTCAGTATTGATGGATTCGGTCAGGTCAAACCTGGTGAAACTTTTGAGACAAATCTCGTTATCAACCATCCTGATTTCAAACTGAAAGAGGGACATGACAAAGATATCAAGAAAAAATCAAAGGGGGATAAGATATGAGTAACCAAATCTTGAATGCCATCTCTTTCAAAAGAGAATCCGTCTGGGGGACTCCTGTTACCCCTGACAAGTCGATGCCCGTCAATTTTACTGGTGGGATTCAGACTCAACAGGATATTCAATTCGTTGAATCGGTGAGAGGTCGCTTGGCTAAGAATCAAGCATCTTTCGTGGGAAATCGCTCTCATGAGGGAGATTTTGAGTTCTCATTGAATCCTGATCATTCTGGATTCTTTCTCTTGACTGCTATCGGTGATGTCTCATCCGCTCTCGCTTCGGGTGAAACTGTGGTCTATGACCATACTTTCTCTGAATCGGAATCAAAACCCTCGCTCACTATCGAACAGAAAATCGGTGATAATGTCAGACGATATGCTGGTGCTATCTGTCAGGAGTTCAAGGTCTCGGGAAATCCTGGGGAAATCGTTACCGCTACCGCTTCGATGATGGCAAAGAGTCAGGCTTCCGCTACTGCTATCACTCCTGTCTATACTGACACTCCTGACTATAATTTTGTCAATGCTGTGGTCAAAATCGATGGGGTCGCTATTCAAGAGATGCAGAAGTTTGAGTTTGATTACAAGAATAATCTCGGTTTGAAATATGTCCTCAATTCAAATGATCCTCAATTCGTCTATCTCAATGGATCGGAAATGACTGGATCATTCGAGATGTATCTTGATAACATCACCCTCGCTGAAATGACCAAATATCTTTCGGCTTCTGAATCGGCTCTCACTCTTGAATTGACTGGGAAAGCTATCGGTGTCGGATCATTCTATCGGTTCAATATCAATGTTCCCAAGGTGATCTACACTACTGCTGAAACTCCTCTCGGAAATGACTACAACCTTTTGACAGTCGAGTTCGAGGGAATCTATGATTCAGTTACCTCTAAGCTGGTCGATTTTGTCTTGACTAATGAGGTCGCCTCTTACATCTAGTCTTGCCATTGATATCAATCGGTGATAGATTGGTCTCATGATAATCAATACCCCTGCTGGTTATGTGGTCGAGTGCAAAGATGATCTCTCTTATGGTGAATATATCCAACTTCAAAAACAGATGGTCGCTTCGGCAGAGTTCACTGGTGCTGGGCTTCAACATATCAATGCTGGATCGGTGCTAGAGGTCAATCAAAAAGCTCTTGAAATCCTGGTTCAAAAAGTGATCATGCCCGATGGGAAAGTCGCTGAAAATCCTGTCGGTGCTATTATGGATATGCCGAGAGAAGATGGATTGATGGTCGAGAAAAAAATTGATTCTATGTCAAAACTCCAAGGACTCTCAAAAAAAAAGGGGAGTTGATTTCTCAATCGGTTTTCAAGGCTTTCTACTCGAAAAATATCAATCTCACTGATGATCTTCAAGTGATTCTCTTGTGTGATGTCTTACATCTTTCTTACACTGATCTCATCAAACAGCCTCTCTGGTGGGTCTTGAAATATCCTGCCTATCTTGAGGGAAAATCTAAGGCAGAAGAGGCTAACATGAAAAAGGATCGGATGAAAAATCGACCTCAATATCGATCAGTCAATCGGGGTAGGCGGTAACATATAAGATCGGGAGAATGGTCGGGTAGAATGAAAGTATATGGCTTTCGATTCCAAAGAATTATCAGTGGTGATTTCTGCTCAAGATGATGCTTCAAAAGTGCTGGATGGGGTGGGGACTACTGTCGAGGGACTAGACAAAAAGTTCAAGAATGTCGGGGGATCAATTTCATCTCTAGGAAAATCAATGACGATGGGACTCACTCTCCCTCTGACTGCTGTCGGGTCTGCTGCCATTATCGCTGGGAATCAGTTTGATGAGGCTATGGATTCAATCGTGGCTGGGACTGGGGTCTCGGGTGATGCTATGCTCGAGATGCAGGGAGTCTTGAAAGATGTCGGAATGTCGGCAACTCAATCTTTCGGTGATATCGCTGATGCCATCAAGGGACTGAATCAAAGGCTGGGTCTCACTGGGGGAGAATTGGAATCTGCCTCAAGAGCTGTCTTGACTTTCGCTCGGGTGAATGAGATCGATGCCTCGAGTGCTGTCGAGGGTCTGGGTCGGATGCTGAAAGCTACTGGTGGGAATGTCGCTGATCTCAATATGTATCTCGATCAATTGACTCTCGCTTCTCAAAAATCTGGTGCTAATGCTGGGAATCTCGCCACTATGGTCGCTGATTCTGCCCCGGCATTCAAGACACTCGGATTTTCTGTTACTCAAACAATCGCTCTTTTGGCACAACTTGAAAAATCTGGTGCTAAACCAGAAGAGGTGATGATGTCGATGGGGAGAGCCTTATCGAATCTATCATCAAAGGGATTCAAGTCGGCAGAAGAGGCTCTCAATAGTTATATCGAGAAGATCAAAAAAGCCCCTACTGATCTCGAGGCTGTCTCAATCGCTTCTGACTTATTCGGTGCTAGAGCTGGGTACAAACTCGCTGGTCAAATCAGGGCTGGGACTTTCGAGATCGATTCAATGGTCAAGGCTCTTGAAAATGCTGGGGGAGTGCTGGATCAAACTTCCGCTAACACTATGAGCTTCAATGAAAGAATGGCTCAAATGAAAAATCAAGTTACCCTCGCACTTCAACCACTGGGTCAAACTATGCTTGATATATTCGACAAAATGAGACCTACTATCATGTCGGTGATTGATTCAATCAACAAACTCGCCACTTGGTTTTCAAATCTCGATCCCAAAGTCTCGACTGCCATTGTCGCATTCGGGGCTTTTTTGGCTGTGATCGGACCTGTGCTAGTGATTGTCGGGACTCTGATTTCATCTATCGGCTCGATCATCACCGCTGTCGGTGCATTGTCGGGAGTATTCGCTGGGATCGGGACTATATTCGCTGGGGTCGGATCGGCTATCGGGGCGGTGGTCGCTGTACTTGGTGGCCCATTGACTCTGATCATCGGGGCTATTATCGGATTGATCGCTCTTCTGACTCTTGCCTGGACTCAAAACTGGTTTGGGATTCAAGAAAAAGTCGGGGCTTTTGTCGCTTGGTTTTCTGGGACTGTATTACCTGGAATCATGACCGCTTTCGATATGATCAAAGTCTTTCTCCAATCTCTTGTCGATGGATTCATTCTCGGCTTTCAAGCTGTCATGCTGGTGGTTCAACCTTTTGTCGATTGGTTTTCTACATATCTGTTACCCATATTTCAAGGCATATTCGCTCTCCTCATGTCGCTGGTTCAAATCTGGGCTTCGGCATGGATGATCGCCTTTCAGGGAATATGGATTTTGATTCAACAATTCGCCTCATGGTTCATGTCGAATGTAGTCCCTGTCCTATCGGCTGGGTTCGAGGTCTTGAAATCAATCGTGATGGTCTGGGTCAATCTCTGGATGGTTCAAATCAATTTCATCAAGAATGTGATCAATATATTCGTCAATTGGTTCAAAGATACTATTGTCCCCATCTTCTCTAGTGCTTTCGATTCATTGATTTCAATCGGTGAAGCATGGGTCAATAAGTGGGTCGAGAGATTCAATTTTGTCAAAGGGATCATTGAGGGAGTGATCACTACCTTTCAATCGCTCATCAATAAGGCGAGAGAGGCTGCGGATATCGCTGTCGGCAAAATGAATGTTCAATCCTTTCAAGAGGGGGGATTCGTGCCTCAAACTGGATTGGCACTTCTCCATCGGGGAGAGTTTGTCGCTTCAACCGATATGCTTCAAGGTCGAAAATCTGTCCCCTCATCTGTCGAACAAGTATTCAATCAACCTATCAATATACAGGCGAATGTGAATGATTCACTGGACATGAATCTTTTGGGAGATCGTGTCGCTTTCGCTCTAAGGAATAGCCGATGATCACCTCTATTTTTCTCAACACTACTCAATTGGATGCTAATGATCGGATTCTCACCTCGATCAAAAATCTATCATTCCCTTTCATTCAATACTCGGCTACTCGAAAGGCTGGATTCGGGGGTCAATCGGTCTCACCATCAAACTTCGCCTCATATAAGTTCGCTCTCGAGTTCACTATCGGATCGACTACTTTCTCGGGACTGGCTACCGCTCGAGAGACTTTCACCGCTCTGATCGCTGATGCTCTCAATGCTGGGACTCAAACTCTCTTCATCAATAAAGATAATGGGACTGATCTTCAAATCGCTATCAAGGGAGTCGATATCACTTCGGATATTGATTCGAGAGAGACTATTTCATCGGTCTATCGTATCGAGATGGAAACCGAATATCCTTTCTTACAAGATCAATTTCTTGTAACCTCTACCGCTTATGTCTATGGTGGGGGGGGAATGGCTATCCCTATGATCATTCCGATGGACATGGGGGGTGGGGGATCGAATGAGATCACTATCAATCAGGGGGGAAATGCCCCGGCATATCCTCAATTTCTATTCACTGGACCGCTTCAAAATCCCTCGCTCATGAATGTAACCACTGGTGAAACGCTCAATATATCCTATTCACTGGCTTCGGGATCAAACAAGATTCTGGTCGATACTTTCTTGAGGACTGTCTTGATTGATCCATATATTACCGCTCTCAATGGCAGACAGTATGCTTCGGGTGATTTCTGGGTCTTGCCCCCTGGTGCTAATGTCATTCGGCTCGGCTCATCGGTGATCGGGGGCAACTGTCAAATTATCGCTCGGGATCACTATTACGGAATATGACAAATCCTACTTACCAGCTCTTCATTCAATATGCTTCGGGAGATATTTTTGAAATCCCCTATCTCAATCTCGATTTCACTGATCAATTGAATGTCGGGAAAAATGCTAGATTCAAACTCGCCTATAGTGATGTCGAGAAAATCTGTGATGCTTATTCGACTACCGTCATGTTCCTTTTGACTGCTGGGATTCGGACTATCTATGTTACCAAAAACATGACCAAGATTTACCTCGGGGTGATCACTGATTTCATTCTGGGGAAAGATGATAAGGGGCTTCTCACTATCGATGTCGCTTCTGTTGGTCTTTCGACTATGCTGAAAAAAAGATTCACTGGGTCGCTTCGGACTTTTGTCGCTACTGATGCTGGGACTATTGCCTGGACTCTGATCAATGAATCTCAATTGAGTGATGTCCCCTATTCGAGCTTCGGGATAGTTCAAGGATTGATTCAAACCTCGGTCAGTCGGGATCGGACTTTCAGATTTTCAGAGGTTCATGATTCTATCTATAAGATGTCGGCTGATAATCTGAAAAATGGCTTCGATTTTGAGGTCGATAACAACTCCAATTTCAATGTGTTCTACCCATCTAAGGGAATGAATCGACCAGAGATTTTTCTTGATAAGGGAAACATTCGCTCATGGGGATTTCAAAAACCGCTCATTCTCAATCTGACTAACAAGGTCTATGTCTTGGGTGAGGGATATGATGATGCACTTCAATGGGTCTTGAGGACTGCTGATGTCGCTTATAGATCGGCTTTCAAAACTCTTGAGGGGACTGTCAATGAAAGAGATACTGGGACTGTCGCTAACCTCAATGATAAGGGGGACAAATATCTCATTGATAACCAATCACCGATGCTGGATTTTCGGATTCAACATACTGATGGTGATCCCGATATTCTCAATTATGATATCGGTGATCTCTTGAGGGTCAAGCTGGATGAGGTCGATATCAATAATGAATATAAACGAGTATTATCAAGACAGATTACCATCGACACTCAAGGCTTGTGCCTTGTAACTGTGAGATTCAAATAATATGGATGAGTTCATCAAAATCTTGAAAGAAATCAATAGTCGGCTCGATGCTCTTGAAAGAGCTGTATCGATCAAGAATATCGCTCTTCCCTCGAGTGGTTCTTTCGTTCTCCCCTCTTATACCTCTGACCCTGCTTCTCCTGTGAATGGTCAGATGTGGCGAAACTCTGTCTCTAACCAAATCAAAGTATTCCATAATGGATCGGTGAGAGTTATCAATACTACACCATAAGAAAGGACTGAATCATGACTACACTCACTATTGAATTATCGGATGAATATGAAGAGATCATCTCTGATCTTGGCTATACTCCTGACAACTATTTTGAGATGATTCTGGATGATCTCGGCAAAAGATATGCTGTCAAAGTCTCGAAAAATGTCCTTGAAGATAATCAGGGGGATATTGAATCAGATGTCAATAATGTCAAAGGAAAAAATAAAGTCAAGAAATAGTATAACGATCCGATGATGATCGGATAGAATGGGAGTATATGGCTCTATATACATTACGATCTGGGGCTTCATTTCACCCAGAGACTTCCGTCTTACAATTCTATACTGATGAAACTCTCGCTTCTGGTGTGGTCGGTGCTTCTGATTTTGGGGTCTCTCAAAATGGTACTCCAAATATGTCGGTCAATGTGGCTACTGGTCGGGCTTATGCTGTCTCGGTGTCGCTCGGGACTAACTGTTACCCGATCCGCTCGACTGCTATTGAGAATGTGGTGATCGGATCAAACTCATCGGGAAATCCTCGAATCGATGCTCTGGTCTTGTATATTGATCTGTCGGCTTCGCCTGTATCTGATGGGACTGGGGTCGCAAAATTGGCTGTGGTTCAAGGGACACCTGCCCCCTCGCCTGTCGCCCCTGTCGATGGGACTATCTCGACTCAAATCGGGGCTTCAAATCCTTTCATGAGACTCGCTCATATAACTATCGCTTCTGGGGCTTCATCGATTTTGACTGCTAATATCTCGGATCAAAGAGCTAGAGTGAAAATGTATTCACCTAATCTATATACCTCGCTTTTGGCTGATGGCTGGATCAAAGATGAGGATAATATGGTCTCAAACTCTGATCAATGTGTCCCTACTCAAATGTCGGTCAGAGCTTATGTTTCATCCCAAGTCTCGACCGCTACTACCTCGCCTGTTGTCCCTACTGGGGATCGGAAAATCAATGAGGTCTATGTTACCGCTCTCGCTAATGCTCTGACTATTTCTAACCCGAGTGGCACTCCTACTAATGGGAATCGATTGATCGTGAGGATTCTTGATAATGGGACTGCTAGAGCATTGACCTGGGACACTCTCTATATCGCTCGGGGGGCTGATTTACCGACTACTACCACTCTATCAAAATATATCTATATCGGATTCATCTACAATTCGACTGCTGTGAAGTGGGATTGCGTGGTCGTTACCGAGGAGTAGAAAAATCATGTCGAGACAATTCCGTTCGGATGATACATCAAAATGGAAAGAGGGATTCGGAAATGGGAAAGCTGGATCGGCTTCAATTTCTGGGACTTATGGGGTTGGTGTCGGTGGATATCTCGGGGTCTGTTCTGGATCGACTGGATCATATACTCTGACTACCCCTACTGGATGGGGGAATGGATATGGTGGCTGGTGTTGTTTCATTCATCAAACTCAAGGGACTGGGGCTGGTAACTGGGAATTGAATCGAATCCTTGATATCACTGGGACTGTCTCTACCATGAAATATCCGCTTCAAAATACCTATGGTGTCGGGGCACAATGTGTCTTGGCTATACCTTACAAGAATCTCACTATCTCTGCAACTCTCACCATCCCTACTTGGTCGGCTGGGACTGGGGGGATCATTTTTCTACTGGATCAGGGGACTACTTCTATCACTGGGACTATCACCGCCAATGGTAATATCGGGGCTGATAATCAAATACAGGTCGATAATGCCCCTGGTGGTGTCGGTGGTGGCTTCAAAGGGGGGAATGGTGATTTCACTAACCCCGCTACCAATACTCGAAATGGTGATGGTCATGTCGGGGCTGGATGGAATGCGACTGCTGGTGAAAATAATGGGAATGGTGGGGGATGTGGGAAAGCTGGGGGTGGTGGTGGCGGTGGGGGAAATGCTCTCGCTGGTCAAACTTCCCCTGGATATGCCATCAATTGTCTCGGGGGTGTCGCTGTCGGAAATGCTGGACTTACCTCAATGCATCTGGGTGGTGGTGGTGGCGGTGGCTCTGGTGAATGGGGGGCTTCGTGTGGTGGGACTGGTGGCTCTGGTGGTGGATTGGTTTTCATCCTATCAAAAAATATAAGTCTGTCGGGAATTATCAACGATTATGGTGGTCGGGGTGGGAATATCACCACTGGGACTGATGGCTGGTCTGCTGGTGGTGGTGGGGCTGGTGGATCGGTGCTGATAAAATCAATGACTGCCACTCTCGGATCGAACAAAATTGTCTCTACTGGTGGACTCGGTGGCACTTCGGGATCGGGAAATCCGAGACCTGGGGGATATGGATCAGTCGGGAGAATCCACCTTGACTACAACAAGTCTTATTCGGGGACTACCAATCCCACTCTTGATGTCAGACAGGACTCCACCCTCAAACAACCTGGTGGGGGATTTTGGCTCGAGACATAATATGAAACAGATCAAACCTGATATATCTAACAATGGACTTGAGGTCAAAATCGCTGTGATTCAAAATGATGTCGATTATCTGAAAGGTCGGGTCGATGAAATCTCTGACAAACTTGATGATAAGTTTGTTACCCAGACCGAGTTCGATCCGATCAGAAAATTGGTCTATGGTATTGTCGCTCTGATCCTAACTGCTGTGGTCGGGGCGTTGCTCTCATTCGTGATCAATAAAGGGGGATAGATGGCTTCGATGTGGATCGTGATTTTTGTCGCTTCGTTGATACTCTTTCTCGGTGTCTATTTTTGGATGGCTATCAGACATCGGGATCGGGTGAATCTCCTGTCTGTGGCATCGTGGGTGGCTCTAGGAGTGGCATTTTTCATCATCATACATATCATCGGACTAATGATCTTCCCCACTAAGATTCAAGAGGTCGATCAACCTATCAAAATCATGAATCAAAATCATGAGGTCAAAAGGGGAGAGTCGCTCATCCTCAAAATACATATCAAAAAATATGAATCTGTCCCCTCGACTGTCTATCCATCGATATTATGTGATTCGGGAGAGTATTTTCTCTTCCCCTCGAGGGCTTCGAATGTCCCTGTCGGTGAGTTCGATTTCATCGTCAATGATGCTTATCCTATCCCTTATGATGTACCTATCGGGGCAACTTGCCATACTCGCTCAACCGATGTCTTTCAAATCAATGTCTTGAGAAAAAAGACCTATGTCTATGAATCTGAACCATTCAAAATTATTCAATAGGGGGATCAAATATGTTACTCGGAAATGATATATCTCACTGGCAGGGGATCATTGATTTCAATGTGTATAAGAACAACACCAATTTTGTTATCTCGAAAGCTACCGAGGGAATAAACTTTCTCGACTCTCAATTCAAAACTAATCAATCAGAGGCTAGGAGAGTCGGTCTCTTGAATGGTTCGTACCACTTCGCTAGACCATCGAAAGGGAATAGCCCTGAAAGTGAGGCTGATTTCTATCTCTCAAAGATCGGGACTCTTCAAGCTGGTGAATGGCTGTGTCTTGATTATGAAGATACTTATACTGGGGATGTGGTCGGCTGGTGTAAGACTTGGCTCAATCATGTCTATTCGAAAACCAATGTCAAACCGCTCATCTATCTGAATCAATCGCTGGTCAAGAATTACAACTGGTCGAATGTTTCAAATGCTGGGTTCGGGCTGTGGATCGCTGCCTATACTGGTGATCCTCGAAACAATACTTTCGCTACTGGATCATGGTCATTCGCTTCGATTCAACAATGGACTAATGCTCAAACTGTCCCTGGTATCCCTGCGAAAACCGATGGGGATGTCTTTTTTGGTGATCAATTGGCTTTCATGAGATATGGATATCAAGTCCCTGTCCCTACTCCCCCGGCAACTCCTGATCCTACTCCTCAACCGATTCCCCCTACTCCTGAACCGACTCCTGTACCACCTACTCCTGCCCCACCTGTGGTCGATCCTGTCCCTGACTGCTGTGAGGTATTGTCGGCTGAATTGGAATCATTGAAATTGAGAGTCGATAAGCTCGAGAAAAAGACAATCTGGGATTTTTTCAAAAAGGAAAAATGATCTCGGACTCTGATCATGAAAATTATCACTCGGATCAAGATACTGATAATCTGGATCAGAATGAAAGTCCCTCGAAAGAAAACAGGCTTTCTATTATTCGAATCAAAACTGAAAAAGAAACGAGGTGAATTGAAATGAATCAAGAAATTGGATTGATCGTGATCGGGCTTATATTGCCCCCTCTTATTGATCTGGTCAATCGCTTCGTCAAAGTTGAGAAATTGAGATTTCTGGTAGCTGTCATTTTTTCGCTAGTCGCTGGGGGGATTCTTGCCTACCTTCAATATGGCTTCGATCAAATACTCGCTAACGGATCGCTCATTTTCATCTCATCCCAGATGATTTACAAGTTATGGTATGAAAAATCTGGGTTACAAAATGTCGTGAGGGGCTGATCCCCTCTGGATGAAATGGTGGCTGGGACTGATCGGATTCGTGCTAATGGTGGGAATAGCACTCTATCTGATATGGGCTGAAAGTCGAATGAAGATTCCCCCGAGATTACCTCATCAAAGATTTTTCAAAAGGAAAAAGAATGGTCAAAAAAATCGAATGTGATGAGTGTCTGGATCGGTCTTGTGAGAATCCTTACAATGAAGATGGGGAGTGCTGGACTCCTCAATCTCTTCTCAATGCTGTCGCTTCGGGATCGGAAAAAATTGTCAATGTGATTCTCAAGATTCAAAAGCCCTGGTGGGTGAGATTCCCCTGGGCTGATTCAATCAATGAGGTCTGGGATGAGCTGGATGATGAGTCAAGAAAAAATGAGGATTGACTCGGACTCCGTTCATGGGTGTATATTGATTACGCTCACATGCTGTGCTGTGCGGTGATATAATGTACGCCAGGAATCTCTTTTTTCGGTGGTGTATGAGATGGCGTACACTCGCACCACACCGAAAGAAGGGATTTTTTTGTGGATTACAAAAACTATTTACAATCGAATCATTGGAAAAAATTGAGATCAGAAAAATTAGCCGACTGTGATCATTGTCAAATATGTGATTCAAGAGAATCTCTTGTGGTTCATCACAAAAGATATTGGATCGGTGAAAAAGAGGCTAGGTTATCTGGAAAAAGGTTATCAATTCCAATTGATCCTGGGTCTCTTCTCGGTAGAGAGATGAAAAAAGACCTCATGATTTTGTGTTCATCTTGTCATAGGCTATGGCATTACTACTTCAAAAACCGATATCTTACCCATAAGAAAGCGTCTCAAGTGAGGAGATTGATCTTTCTAGGAGTCAAAAGGGATCAGGCTTTCATGGTTACAAAAACAAATGTCTTATATAACCCTGTTTTCATTCAAGCAAAAGATCGGGAATCCCTCGATTCTCGATCTCTTCATTGAATCAAATCAATGGGATATGGATCGCTACATGAAGCGGAGACCGACTCGAAAGAGTGAACCAAGTAACAGGTCTACATCATGGCTCTTGAAAAACTCGACCACTCATCCGTACTGATCTTTTTGAAATCGGATGCCCGATTTTATTTTCTTTCGAAAGAGAGAATACCCGAGTTCTCAATGGCTAAATCATTGAGGGGGGGAGAAGATGATCAGGGGGATAGATGGGAGAGGAGAGATAGAGCGGATGGTCTTGAATTATGAATGGGGTGGGGCAATAGAGCCGATTCAAAGTGATGCCTTGAAAGATATGAAATCGAAAAAAATCAAACCATCTCAAATCTTCCCTGAATACTCTTTCTCGGGTGATCTCTCTATACTCCCTGAAAAATCGATCTCGGTCTCAAATTGGTGCGTTGATTGTTTCATTGAGGGTCGCTTCAAAGAGGCTGAAATCGTGTTCGAGGGTGATTCATTATGTCTGGATCATTTTCAAGGTAGGAGAGAAGAGAATGAATGACTGGCACTGTGAGATGTGCGGTCTGTCGCTGGATGAGGCTTGTCGAGAAAAATATCCCATGCTTTTTGATCGGAACACTCTCACTGTCAAAGACTATTATCAGTGGCGAATGAATATCTATATTCGGGATCGGACTCGAAAATCTCCCAAAAGGACTTGCTCGAAATCGTGTGGCTATAATCTTTCGGCTTGGTCTCGGAATCTCGACTCAAAGAAATCCTATATCAAAGGTCGGATCGATTGTCTGGTCTGTGGTCGGTCTCGGATCGGGGGGAGAATCATCATTCGGGGAGAGGAGTCGCTTCAAATCTGTCGGGGCTGTCATAGGACTCGGCTGACTCGGGAATTGAGAAAGCTCTGGGAGATCACTAACCACTCGGATCGGCTGGACTATCAAAGGAAATACTATTCGAAAAATCGGAAAAAGATCAATCAGAGAAAAAGATCGTGGCGAATGGCTCAAAAGGCTCTTGAGGGGGGGATATAGTTATAGGGTGAGATCGAGAAAATCCTTTTTTGACGGATTTCAGAGGGTCGCTATCTGGGAGAAATGACGGAAAATGTCGGAAAGTTTGACACTTTCTCGATATTATGGGAAAATGCCTCTTGATATCAATATATAGTCTCGATCTGTGAATCGGGGCTGAATTGAGAAAGGGGTGAGAGCGAATGACCAAAAAAGATTTTGAGTTGATCGCCTCTACTATCAATCGTCTAATCGGTGAATGGCGTGATGAGGGGATCGGATCGGATCGGCTTGATGCTGATCTGATTTCAAAGTTTGAATCTTCATTGAGTCAAACCAATGATCGGTTCAATGGGAATAAGTTTGAAGAGGCTTGTCTCGATGGCTTATCAAGTAGGGATCAATAATATCAATCTATCCCCCGGCATCTCGCTGGGGGATTTTTGTCGGGGTGAATTATGAATAGTTATCAAATGATTGAAAGCTCTCAAAAGGTCGAGAATCACTTGAAAAATGTCGCTGATTATCGTGAGGAGATTGGATTGATTGAAGAGGAGATCGAGGGGGCTTGGGATCGAGGGGATCGGTCATTCGTCAAATCGGCTGAAAGTCGGATTGATGAGCTGAAAGAATCTATCAGATATGAAGAGAAATTGACTCTTGAGGAGTCGCTTCGAATTGGATCGGGGGTGAAAAATTATGGCTGAAAATAAAGAAAAAAGAGATCGGGTCAATCAGAAAGAAATCACTCTGATCAAGACCATGCTTGAGGCTGGGATCAGTGCCAATAAGGTCAAAGATATCACTGGTCGCTCGGCTACTGTGGTCAAGACTGTCGAATTGTCGGATGGGTCAATTGAGGATTATAAGAGGATCAATCTCGAGAGATATAAGGAAAGGCTCGAGCTAGAGGGAAAGCTCAATTCTCCCTCTGATGAGCCTATCAAGATTGAAAATCCTGTCGAGGGAAAGTCAGAGAGGATCAATCATGAGTATCTCAATGATCTCACTGTTATCGCTCAAAGACTAGATCATATCGAATCGATGATGGTCGAACATCTTGATAATCATCAAGCTGAATTGACTCTATTGAAATCAAAAAAGTTCATTTTCTAGGAGTGAAAATATATGATGTGGATGAAAGAAATCACTCTCAAAGAGCTTGATCAAAAGACCAATTCGGGGGAGTGGGAAACCCTCTCCCGATTGGTCGATGATTCGGATCGGGTCATTTTTGAGATGAAAAAGGTCGTATCAAATCAGAGATTCATTGTCGAGATCGTCAAAAAGAATGATCAATCGGCTGATGATCGGGTCGCTGATTATATCTCTCGGGCTGTCAATATCTATGATCGCTCTTTCTATCGGGCTGAATCTCCTACTGAAAGAGAGGTCGTGATCGGGATCGCTCAAATGCTTCAAAGAGAAGAGTCTTGATATTGATATCAATACCAAGTAGAATCAAAATATATCAAAATAGTGAGGAGAACCTCTATATGTCAGATGAAAAATCTGTCGAGACTGCTATCGATCCAAGTCAGGTTCGATATACCAATCGACAAGAAATGTTCAAAGACCTATTGAAAGCTCAAACTGAAATTGAGATGGTCAAAAAGGATGAAAAAAATCCTTTCTACAAATCGGATTATGCTTCGCTTTCGGCTTCAATCGAGGCTTGTAAGAAAGCTCTGAATAAGAATAATCTGATCGTGCTTCAACCCATCGAATCGGATGAGGGGGGAGTCTATGTCTGTACTACTATTATTCATGTGAATGGTGAGGCTATCTCATCAAAAATGAAAATCACTACCGCTCGAGAGAATGATCCTCAAGCTCAAGGATCGGCTCTGACTTATGCTAGGAGATACTCGCTCAAGTCGCTTCTGACTATGGCTGATTCGGACGATGATGCCGAGACTGCTATGCCCCCGAGAAAGGTCAATCCACCCTCGAATCCTGATCCTGATGGTGATCCTGACTGGATCAAAAACCCTCGGGCTTCGGTCTCTCCTGGGGCTTGTGCTGTCTGTGGTGCTGTCGGGAGATATCACAAGAAAGGCTGTCCGAATGCCGAGTTGTAGATTGAAAGGTCAAGATCATGAGTTTGAGCTGGTCGAGGTGGTCTCGGATTGGTTTGATCCTAGTTATCCTCATGGTCATGGTCAATCGGAATCGGTGGTCTTTCAATGTCGAAAATGTGGCTATCAATTAGAATGTGAGGACTATTATGAAACTCGAAAAAACGAATCTGAAATCCTCTGATCCGCTCACTCCTATCGAGATATCGAATCAGATCATCAAACTGTCGGTGCTTCAAAAAGATATCGACTCAAAACTCAAGGCTCTCAAAGACCAGTTATTGATTGAGATGGACAAACTCGATGTCTTGACTCTCAAGACTAAGGACTATCTGATCGCTCGAAAAAAGAGGATCAATATCAAAGTCGAGAATAAGAAAGCTCTCGAGGCTGATCTCAAGAAATGGGATGTCGAGCTGGTCTATACTCTCGATCTTGAATACATGAGACCTGTTATCAATAAGTTGATCAATGATGGGAATGAGCTTGATGGGGTGATTCAAAGTCAATCGGATTATGTCTCAATCACTGTCTCAAAAAAGAAAGAGGGGGAAAATGAAAAAACCAAATAAGAGATACACTGTCCATATCGATGTGCTGGATCATCAAGATAATCATGTCATTGTCGGGATGGATCATGAGTGCGATTCAAAACTCGACTGTGCCCTTTTGATGATCGAGGCTCGGGGGAAAATTGAGATGTCTCATCTCTATGATCTCATGGCTGATGGTCTGGTCAATTCAATGGAACAATTCGCTGTCATGAATATGAAAGCTCAAGAGGAGTCATTCAAGAAAGCTAAGAAAAAATGAAAGCTGGTGGTCAAAAGAAAAAGGGATCGAGGCTCGAATTGAAAGTCGCTAGGGCTATTCGATCATCTGGTCTGGATGATAAGGCTATGAGGATGCCTCTCTCTGGGGCTTCATGGTCATTACCCTCGGATATCTATCTTTCAAAATTACCGCTCTCGATTGAATGTAAGAATCAAGAAAAATTGAGGCTCTGGGATTGGTGGGATCAATGTCGGAATCAGAGGATCGGGAATCGAATCCCTGTACTGGCTATCTCCTCAAATAATCGACCTATACTCATGGCTGTCGATCTCGATGATTTCATCAATCTTTTGAAAATGGCTTATGGTGAAAAATAATCATTCTCACTGGGTCGATAATTCAATCGATCCTGAAAACCATATCAAATCGATTCCGATCTGGAAAAAAGTCGGGGATCGATGGACTCTTTTTTTTCATTGTCCCCTCTGTGTCGAGAGGTTTGACCTACCAATTATCGTGATATACGATTGATATTGATATATGAGAAAGCTACTTTTTTTCGACAAAAAACTTCAAACCTATCACCTGTGCGGATTCGTTGAGGACTATACCCTCACCTACAAAATCACTCAAGAGATTCTCGATGAATGGATCAATGATGATGAATGTGGTCTCAAAAAATATGTGATCCTCTCGGCTGTCAGGGAAAGGCTCAAAGAGATTCGGTTTGAATGTACTGATTCGGGAAAGGTGGTCTATACCACTATTCAAGAATGGGTCAATCATGGTCATGAGGTCGGGGGGATCATCTTCATTCATCCTCAATTCACTGATGTCTCTCGACTTGAATCAAAGAAATCGGCTGTCTGAAATCAAATATGGTGAGGGGAGAGCCTGTACCCTCTCCCCCACCACTTGAAAGGATCGAAAATGGTATCAAATGATGGTAGAAAACTGAAATGGTGGCAGAGCTTTTTGATCTCCTGGGGGTATTGTCCCTTTCATCGGTGTCGGCTGATCACTTGGTCAATGGGAAAATACAAGTGTACCCGAGGGACTGAAACATATTATGCCTAGAGTCAAATGGACTCGGAAAAAATTGAATCGGCTGATCGGGCTGATCTATGGAATCTATTGCCCTCGCTGTGGGACTCGATTGAAATATCGAGGCTATTATCAAGAATCATCATACTGTCCGAGAAAGGGATGTCATGAAAAATCGACTCCTCAAAAAGAGAATTGAGCTGGTGAAAGAGTTTGAGCTGGAATTGAAGAGGCTGATCAATTCTCCTGATCTTGAAACTGTCGGGACTCAAAAAATTATCGTGTCGGATATGTTCATCAAATTAGCACTGTCAGAGGGGGATCGCTATGTCTCAACCGACTCAAAATAAAATCACTTGCCCTACCTGTGGTCAATCGGTCAATGCGAGGATCATCACGCTTCACAAGATCATGGTCAAGTCGCTGATTCAGGTCTGGTGGTGGTGTCAGAAATCGAATCGTCATGAGTTCAAAAGGAAAGATATCAATCCTATACTCGAAAAAAATGGGACTACTGTTACCGCTAACTGGGGAAACTGGGTCTATTTTGGGGGGCTGGTCTATAAACCTGACGGCAAGGCTTCATGGGGCTTGAATATGGATCGGGTCGGTCAGTTCATTCGGGGGGACTTATCGATCCCCACTAAGGTATCAAAGAATCCTCTGACTCGGGAGATCGTCAAGTTTGATTATAAGACGATTCGGGAGATTCCATCACTCAATCAATATCTGGATGATAATCGGCAATATATTGTTCAATACTTGTGATGATTGATATCAATGTCAAATCTTGATATATAATGGGACTATGGATCAACAACTCTATTCAAAAAGATATCTCCTGAAAGCTCTCAAGAGAAATCGCTTACCATTTTCTTATGTTACCCTCATCAAATATGAATCGATGGGAGTATTGAAACAACCCTCGAGGGCTGTCGGCTTCGGGAATGGCAAACTTCGATACTATACTCAAGCTGAAATCGATGAGGCTGTGGCTCGGGTTCGGGCTTATCAAAAAGGGGAATTGAAAATCGAATAACCATTGATATTGAATGATGATATATTCGAATCAATGGGACATAGATATTACATTTCTCAATTATCTATCCAAGAGCTTGAAGAGCTGGGCTTCGAAATCGGTGATGATCGAGAAGATCAAGAGAATGTCGCTAAGATTCAAAAAAAATATATCCTGTCGATATTGACTAAGAGACAAAAGGCTGTGGCTCGGCTTCTGGATGATGGCTATTCTCGGAAAGAAATCGCTGGTGATCTCCATGTTTGCGTTCAAGCTGTCCATCAGATCGTCATTCGGATTCGAAAAAGGCTCAAAGAAAAAGTCAATGTCTCGACTTACCCTGATCCCCAGTTGAATGATTATTCGAGAGAGCTTATATTGATATTGATGATCACCTATCCTGGTCTCAAGTCGGAATCAATTTTCAAATGGTGGCACTTTCACCCTGCCCTCAAGGATTACCCGAGACCATCGATCACTCAAATCAAAAAAATTATGGGGAAAATCTATGAGTAACAAATGGGTATCTATCGATCAAGTGAAAAACTGGGATAAGAATCCCAGAGGGATTACCAAAGAGGAGTTTGAGAGGCTGGTCAGTCAGATCAAAGAGCTGTCAAAGATCAAGGGGGTCGAAAATGCTCAATACAAACCGCTCATTGTCGATCAAAATCTGACTGTGATCGGGGGGAATATGAGGCTTCGGGCTTATCGGTCTCTAGGCTTCGAAAAAGTCTGGGTCAGTCAAGTCGAATGTCAGAATGATCAGGAGAGATTGAAGATCGCTCTCTCGGATAATGATCAGGCTGGACATACCGAGGCTGACAAACTGGCTGAATTATCGCTTCCGTATGCTGATTCTCTCAAAGATTTCAAGGTCAATCTGTCAAAATCTACCTCAATCAATGAGCTTCTGGATCGGTATCGACCATCACCAGAAGAGATCAAACCCGAGATTCAATTCAGTGAGGAGTTATACGAGTCTCAAAATTATGTGGTGCTATATTTCAACAATGATATCGACTGGCTCTATCTTCAATCGGTCTATCCACTCAAGACTGTCAAGGCTCTTGATTCAAAAGAGGGATTCGAAAAAATGGGAGTCGGGAGAGTAGTCAATGGGATCGAGTTCATCAAGAAAGTCAGAGGCGAGGATCAATGAAAATCAAAGTCTGTATTCCATCTTATCATCGACCAAAAGTCGAAACCCTCGACTATCTTCCCCATGCCTCGGTCTATGTCTCAAATGAAGAGCTGTCAGATTATCAGAGAGAGAATCCTGGGGCTGATATCATCGGGGTCGATCCTCAATATCAGGGAAATCTCTGTCGGATTCGAAACTATATTCTCGATCATAACCCCGGCAATATCGTGGTGATTTTGGATGATGATCTCAAATACATCTGGTATTATGAGGATGAAACTGTCCATCATCTCAATGATGAAAATGAGGTCATGAGATTTCTCTTCAAGTATTCGGTCATGGCTATCGATCTCGGGGTCAAACTCTGGGGAGTCAATATCACTACTGACAAACAGGCTTACCGAGAATATACCCCTTTCTCACTCACCTCTTATATTGGTGGACCATTTCAAGCTCATATCGATTCTGATATTCGCTATGATGAATCACTACCGCTCAAAGAGGATTACGACATGACACTTCAACACTGTAACAAATATCGCAAGGTATTGAGGCTCAACAAGTTCTTTCTCATGGTTAGACAGGTCGAACAATCGGGGGGATGCTCTACCTATCGGACTTTTGAAGAGGAGAAAAAACAGCTCGATTTACTCCGAAAAAAATGGGGATCAAAAATCGTCAAATATGATGATGGTGTCTCAAGGTCTCATAACACTGACAAGACTCGGCATATCGATATCAATCCTATTATTCGAGTACCTATTCGGGGGATATGAGCAAATATATTCGGAAAGACCCTAAGGATTTCAAGAGGCTGGGGAGACCACCGATTGATCTAGTTGAGACATTCAGAAAATTACAACCATTCTTACAGCTCGGATATTCTATCTACAAATCGGCTCTCATGGGAGAAGTACCTTATACCTCGCTCTGGGAGTATTGTCAGTCCGATGAGGATTTTCGAAAGAAATTAGAGCGTGAGAGGACTCTCCCAAATGTGGTCGCTAGACGAAACATCGTGTCGGCTATCAATTCGGGTGATGTCAAGACATCTATCGATTGGCTCGAGAGAAATGAGGGGGATGAGTTCGCTAAGGTTCAAAAGATTGAGGACATCACTCCCGTTGAAGAGGGGGTCATTTTACTTCGGGAGATCGTGGCTACCAGGAGAAAGATCAAGAAATTACCATCACCAGAGGGAGAAATCGTCAATGATAATGATCCTATAAGAAATCAGGGGGAGAAATAGTCGCTCGAGAAAAAGGCAGAATCTCTCACCGCTCGGATCAATTATCAATCAGACTTATAGAATGAACAAACTCTTTCAATTATTCAGGATCAATGGGAAAGCTGTTGAATTGTCGGCTGGTCAAGAGGAGATATTCAATTCGATCATCGACTTGCCTCATCCTAGAGTACAAGTGATCGCCCCTACTCAATATGGCAAGTCTCTGACTATCGCTCTCGGGGTCTTGTGTTCATCTGTCGGGATGGGGGATCGCTGGACTATTCTCGCACCATCGGAAAAAAAGGGCATGATCATCATGCAGTATATTATCGATCACGCTTTCGATGATTCGATCTTCATCAATGCTCTTGAATTGGATGCCAACATCACTCTGGATCGATTGAGGAGAGAGAGGTCGAGATCGAATATCACTTTCAAAGGTGGGGGGGGAGTTCAAGTCTTGACTCTGGATGCTCGAAACTCAAAAAGATCGATTGAATCTGCCATGGGATTCGGGGGGAATCGGATCATTCTTGATGAATCATCTCTGATCGATGATCGGCTCTATGCTACTGTCAAAAGGATGCTCGGGGGTTATGAATACTCCGATACCTTTTTGCTTGAGATCGGCAATCCTTTCTATCGAAATCATTTTCTCCGTACCTGGGGATCGAATCGATACCATCATATTTTCATCGACTATATTCAGGGACTCAAAGAGGGGAGATACTCGCCCGAGTTCATCGATGAAATGAGGGATGAGGCTTTTTTCGATGTGCTGTATCAGTGCCGATTCCCTGATGCTGATCAAATCGATGCTCGAGGTTATCGAAATCTGATCACTGATGAGACTCTCAAATCGAGCTGGTCAGATGGGTCAAAATCGGGAGATGATCTTTCACTGGGAGTCGATATCGGTGGTGGGGGTGATTTCAATATCTATGTCATTCGATCAAAGAGCTTCGCCTGGATTGAGGCTCGGAATCAATCGAATGATACTATGACCAATGTCTCGGAAATCGAGAGGATCATGGGGAAATATGGGATCAAGGCTGGTCAGGTTTTCATTGATGATATCGGGGTCGGGAGAGGAGTCTGTGATCGACTCAAAGAAAAAGGGATCAAAGTCAATGGGATTTCAGTCGGGGAGAAAGCTCATGACTCGGCTCGGTTCAAGAATATCAAGGCAGAAATCAATTGGATGATGAAAAAATGGCTTGAGGCTGGGGGAAAACTTGAGAAAAATGATGGCTTTCTGCAACTTCTCTGGATCAAATATAAGGTCTCGACTGACAAGATGCTTCAAATCGAATCAAAACAAGATATGGTTCAAAGGACTGGGAAATCGCCTGACTATGCTGATTCACTGGCTCTGACTTTCACTCCACCGATTCCCACTCCCTCTATTCGATTCATCTGAAAAATTGGACAGTCTCACCTCAAGAGGATCGACTTGACAGATTTTTTCGGGCTTCTCACTCGATCAGAGATTTCATTTTCTCTTGATCTGACAATCTATTTTCAATACGGATGAGATAATTATAGGGTATCAAATAGCACATTCACATTGAGAGGTGGTGAGAAATCATGATCACATTTTTGATTGTCTCTCTCGGTTACTGGGGGAAAGGTGAGTCTTATTCAGAGGCTCTTCAAAACCTCATCAAAGAGGGGGGACGATTGAAGAGGGGGGACAAATATGGTCTCTTCATTTTCACTGATACTGAAAAAGGTGATATCTGGGTCGATAATCTCGGTGATTATCATTACCACTGGGATAAGGATCGAAAGAATCTCAAGGTCTATTCGGGACTTGAGACATATTGACAAGATCGGGGGGGAGAGAAATCTCCCCCTCTTTTTTGCTTTTGATATCAATCGTGCCTATTATAGTATCACCTGGACAGGACTCTCTCACCATAGGGAATCGTGTCCAGTCTTTTTTCTATATAAGAATCGCTGTCAATCAATTTACAATGGGTATATATGGGAATACTTGATTTCTTTCGCCCTAAGTTTGAAAAAATCGTGAATCCTCGGATATTCGGGATGGCTTATTCTCAAGTCGCACCCGATATGAAATCGGATGATTACCTCAAGAGCTATACCTCATGGGTCTATACTTGTGTCAATGCTATCGCTGATGATGTGGCTACCATCGAATTAGAGCTGGAACACTTCGAACATGGGGACTGGGTATCGGTTCAACAGAATATGGTGCTTGATCTTCTCAAGAATACCAATCAATTCGATACCTTTTCTGATCTGATTATTCAGACTCAATCCTTTCTTGAATTGGATGGCAACGCTTTTTGGTACTTACCAAAAGGTGAGGCTACTGGGAAACCTGGGGAGATATGGACTCTCTACCCTAACCGAGTTACCCTTTCGACTTCCGAGGATAAGGTAGTCTCGGGTTATATCTATACCAATCAAAAGGGAGAGGCTGTCCCTTTCACTCCTGATGAGATCATCCATTTCAAAAAGTTCAATCCTCTCAATCGCTTTCGGGGGATGGGGACTGTACAAGCATCGGCTGTCGCTATCGACATCGATAATTATTCGGCTCAATTCAATCGCAATTTCTTTTTCAATGCTGCCGTTCCCTCGGCTGTACTCAAAACCTCTGGTGAATTGACTGATGAACAATTCCAAAGGATCAAGGCTGAATGGGACTCAAGATATACTGGCACTCAAAATGCTCATCGATTGGCTATCTTACAGAATGGACTGGACTATCAACCTATCGGATTATCTCAAAAGGATATGCAATTTCTCGAACAGAGAAAGTTCTCGAGAGATGAAATCCTGGCTATATTCAGAATACCTAAGACTATTCTCGGCATATCGGATGATGTGAATCGGGCAAATGCTGAAACTGGGGACTATGTTTTCGCCAAAAGAGTGATCAAACCCAGAATGTCCTTTCTTGTCGATAGGCTGAATGAGTCGCTTCTCCCTCTATTCAAAATGGATGATCGGGAATGGCGATTCTCTTTTGATGATCCTGTCCCTGAAAATGAAGATCAGGAGATTCGAAAATATACTGCCTCACTCACTCTCGGATCGGCTTGGATGACTCCTAATGAGGTTCGGGCAGAAGAGGGACTACCACCCATTGAGAATGGGGATTCGCTTCTCATCCCTCTCAACGCTATGCCTCTCGGTGCTGTCATTACCACTCAATCTAAGGCTGTCAAAAAGCACCTATCACCCCGGCAGAAAGCCATATTCTCAATCGCTAATGATCGGGTGAAATGGGTAGTCGCTCAAATCAAAAAGAGAGAGAAAAAATATGATGAGATTATCAATTCAATCATTCGGGATGTGATCTCAAATCTCAAAGAATCGGGAATCAAGGGAGTCAGAAAGTCTCGAAAGGATGATCTGATTCGGATTATGTTTGTCGGGAATGATGATCACATTCATCAAATTGAATCGGAAACCGATGATGCTCTGACTGTCTCAATGGCTCGGGGCGGGGCTGATACTTTCAGACAACTCGCTGACAAACTCGATGCTGGGGCAGAGTTCTCGACTGGGACTGAAAGAGCTGTCAATTGGATCAATCAAAATGGACTCGATTCTGCTAAGAAAATCAATGATACTGTCAAAGAGGAGATGAGGGGAATCATCTCGGCTGGGGTCGATGAGGGGAAATCAATCGCTGAAATCGCTGATGATCTATCTGAATTGACTGATACTCCTGTCAATCGGGCTGAAAGAATCGCTCGGACAGAGGTATTGAAAGGCTATGAAGAGGGATCGCTTGAGGGTGCTAGACAATCGGGAGTCGTGGTCGGGAAATCCTGGCTAACTGCTGGTGATGATCTGGTCGATGAGACTTGTCTCTCGGCTGAATCGGATGGGGTCATTCCGCTCAATGCTACTTTCTCGAATGGATCATCCGCACCACCTGAACATCCGAATTGTCGATGCTCTCTTGATTGGTTCACTGGTGATGAGGTTACTTTCACCATGTTCAATCAAGTCGATGCTCATCTGAAAGCTGAAATGAAAAAGGTCGATCAAGAATTGAAAAAGAAAGAGATCGAATCAAAGGAAAAAATCGATCAAGATTCGGCAAGGATTCTGGATGAGGCAAAGAAAAAAGCCGATCAAGTGATTGCCGATGCCATCAATTCAGCCAATGCCGAAAAAGGGAAAATCCTTGATGATCTTGTATCATTGAGAGATAAGGCACTAGAGGCTGAATATGAAATCAAAAAATAATCACTTCCCCATGAATGAGGTCAATCAGGCTCTCGGGATCAAACCCAGGGGAGAGGAGTATTACCTATTCCAGAATCACTCCCAGCTTTCGATTGCTAAGAGTGAGGCTATTCTCAAAAGGCTTGATGAGATCGACAAATCGGGGGCGGTATCTTCAATCCAACTCGGACAGATCAAATCCTGGCTCGATAATTTCAAGGTAGAATTACCAAAAGAGTTCGATGTCAAAGTATTGAATCAGATTGATCTACCAAAGAATATCTCGATTGATAATCTACCGACTGCTTTCGATTTCAACGAACCTGACTGGCTCAAGAAAATCTATTCTCCTATTATCAGAGAATTGAAATCAATCAAAGAAATCGACTTCTCTGATCTTGAAAAATATACTGATCCGCTTCATCCTCTCGCTGTCAGATTGTCGGATGGGACTAAGTTCATCAAGGCTATCAATGATCTCAAACAGGTGGTCTATGCTGGGACTGTCGATCAAGAGACTAAGGATATTCTCACCGCTATTCTC